TTTAGCAAACTTAGGAACAAGAGAAAGATTAGCTGTACAAAATGCTAAAAACTTTTTAACTATGGATATGGCTAATTTAAACAATGAGCAACAAGCTAATATGATGAGAGCACAACAACAACAGCAAAGAATATTATCTGCTGAAGCTGCTGAGAATGCATCAAGACAATTTAATGCTACTAATGAGCAACAACGAGACCAATTTATGATGAGTCTAGAAGCTCAAATGAATCAGTATAATAGTACGCAATTAAATTCAATGGAACAGTTTAATGCTACACAAACTAATGCTGCTGCAGCTAGAGATGCTAATAGAGCTGCTGATGTTGAGAAGTTTAATACACAGTTAGCAACACAGATAGACCAATTTAATTCTAATCAAGATTTTGCAAGAAATCAATGGAATGCACAAAACCAAGCAGTAGTAGAACAATCTAATACTCAATGGAGAAGACAGATTAATACTGCTAATACTGCAATGCAAAATCAGATTAATGCACAAAATGCACAGAATGCTTTTGCTATGTCACAAACAGCACAATCATTTTTATGGCAAGAATTAAGAGACCAAGCTGATTATGATTTTAGGTCAAGTGAAAATGAAAAGAATAGAATATCAGCATTAGTAAACACAGCGTTAGCTTCAGACCCTTCTAAGTATGGTTCTGGTCTAACTGCTATTAAATCATTAATAGGATTATTAACTGGTGGAACAGGAAGTTAAGGTATAGATTATGGGATTATTTAAAAAATTAAAGAAAGCTTTTAAAAAGATTACTAGCAAAGTAAAAAAGGTAGTTAAGAAAGTAGTTAAAGGAGTTAAGAAAGTAGTCAAGAAAATTGGCTCTAGTAAAATTCTTAAAGCTATTGCTATTGCTGGAGCTGCCATAGTTACGGGAGGTGCTGCTATTGGAGCATTTGGTGGTACAGGTGCTTTAGCTACTTCTAAGTTTGGAACTTGGATGATGGGTGCTAGTCAAAAAGCTTTAGGTGGTAGTGTATTTAGTGGAAGTGGAGTTTTATCAAAAATAGGAAACTTTGCAGTACAAACTGCTAGTAAACCTTTTGGAGCTGTTGGTGGTGCTTTAGGTAGTACTGCTAGAGTTGGTGCTAACATACTAACAGGACAAAGTGCTTTTGCTGCTGGTCCTGCTGTAGGTGCTCCAGTTCCGTTTAGTGGGGCAGCTTTAAGTGGACAGATGAATACAGAAAATATATATTATGATGAACAATCAAATATGTTTATGGATAATAGTTCAGGAAGTCCAGTACCATTAACAAGAGATGAAGTAGCTAGACTACCTGAGTCATTTACTAAACTTGATGATTTTGGAATACCTCAAGGAGCTAATACATTAAATGAAGCTGGTGAAGTAGTTACAGCTACAGCAGATGCTGCACAATCAACAGGACTTCGTGAGTTTGGTAGAACTGTAGGAACTAGAGTAGCTACAAATGTATTTACTGGAGCAGCTATGTCAGCTATACAAGGAGACCCAGAACTTAGAGGTACAACTCTTCCGGGTGGTGGTAAAGAAGGAGCTGGTGCTTTTGACCCATTAAGAATATATGCTTCTGAAAATAATATTAACGTAAGTGATATTTATAATCAAGTTTTATATGGTAATGCTGACCCAAGTAGTATGTATGGTTCACAGTTATATAGTCAAGAAACAGTAGGAGTAGCATAATGGGAAAACCAAATAGACAAGTAAGACCTATAATATCTGATAACATAAGTGAGGCTGCAGGTCTAGCAGTTCTTGATGGTTTAGATGCTGGATTTGATATAGAAGATATTGCACCTGAGAAAGGTCCTAAGATAAGAGGTGAAGCTAGATTTAGTCAAGAAGGTTTAGATGAGCTTACTAACTTATCAGGACAAGGTAGACCTATTCCGGGACAAAGTTTAACTAATAGTCCTGAGAGTGCATATCCTTGGGAAAGTCCTCCAACACTTACTAACCCTCGTGAAGCTTTAGATGTTATTGTAGCTGAGATAATGCAACCAGAAGCTGTAAAGAATATTGTAAATGCTTTAGCTAATGGTGCTGCAGTAGGTGATATAGGTAGTGCTATATTATATGCTAAGTTTACTGAAGGTGATATAACTCCTGATATTATGATGTTACTAGCAGAACCTGTTATGTATACTATTATGGCTATAGGTGAAGAAGCAAACATTAAATATAATATTGAAGGTAATGACTTAGATGAGTTTGATGAAGAAGATGAAGCTGAAGAAATGACTAATAAAATTAGTGAGTTTAGAACTGCTGTTTCTGATATTAAAAATCAAACTACACAAAAACTAAAACCAACAGTAGATGAAAATGTAGTGCCTAGAAATATATTAGACAGAGTAAAAGAACAAGGTCCAGAGATTAGAAGTTTATTAACTAAAGGAGAAGCATAATGGCACAAGAATTTGAAAGTCAATTTAAACCAATAGTAAGTGGTTCAGATTATTTATCTGGTTCAGAGTTTGGTCAAGTTGCTGGTGCTTTACTAGCTAGAAGAGATAAGCAAGATAAGAAAGAAGCTAAAAGAGCTTTGTTAGCTTCTGCTGTATTAGAAGGTTTAGGTGCATTACAACGTAATCAAAAACAAGGTGTTATAGATTCTATCAATGAAACTAATGAAAAGTACTCTGATGTATTTTCAACTAATAGAGCAGAGTTTGATAGTTATGCAGATGAAAGAGCTGAAGTTGAAGAATATGAAAAAAATAAAACTGTATATTTGAATAATAAAACTATAGAGTTTATAAATAGTACAAATGAAGTTCTAGCTGCTAGAGTAAAGTGGGAAGATGTAGATAACCAACCTATTGAATTAAGAGATGCAATGTATGCTGCTTTTAATAAACATAAAGAAGAACTACAAAACAAAATGGAAGCTTTAGCAAAAGACCCTAGAGTTACTTCTGTAAGTTTTGAACAATTTAATAAACTTGCAAAAGAAGAATATTTAACAGCTATTAATTTAATAAAGAATGACCCAACTAAAAAAAGTTTGATAGCTGCTGCATGGAATAGAATTTTTAAAACTAAAAAAGATGATGGTGGTGAATTAGTTACTACTAATACTGAACTATTAGATTTACAAGAACAAGCACGTATAGCTAAAGAAAATAGAACAACCTTTAGAGATACTATTGAAAATCAAGTTGTAGAAAAACAATTATATGAACCTTTAATATTTAAACCAAAACCACAAAATAAAAATGCTATTTATGTAGAGGTTGTTCCTTCATTACAAGAATTAGTTAGAAATGATAGTAGATATAAAGATGTAGATTCAGGATTTTTTCAAGAAGTTGTTGATGATATAATTGATAATAATCCTTCTTTTAATTCTAAACAAGTAGGTGAAATAGCTTATGGTTCTTTATTACAAGGAAATTTAAATATAGACGTTAACGATTATTTAACTAAAGAAGGAATTAAAACAGCTAATAATGAAAGTTTAGTAAGTGCATTTGAAAGAGAAGAAAATCCAAGAAAATTTATAGAAAATAATCCTTTTAAATTATTTCAACTTGCAGATGCTTATAAAAATATGGGAGATGAAGCAACTGCACAAGGACTACTAACTATATATAAGGATGTTTATGAAGATAAAGATATAAAAGATTTTACTCCTACTCTAGTACAAAAACAAAATAATATAGAATTAATTAGACTAAAACTTGATTCTAAAGAACATAAAAGTCTTTTAAATGATAATGATGCTTTAGGAGTTTTAGGTGCTAATATAGCTTATGCAGAAAATTATTATAAGCAATTAAATCCTAATTGGGCAGATACTTATACAGCTCCAGAAATTAAAGAAGCTGCTACAAATTTTGTTTTAAATAATATGAGTACTAATTCAACTGAAATTAGAATGACAAGTGCAGATTTATTAATGTTTAGAAAAGAGAATCCATTAGCTTTAGTAGATGAGATACCAATGTATTTAGAAGAATTAAATAAAGCAAATGCAGGTGTTGTAGAAAAACAAAATTTAAGAAATAGTTTTATTGGAGCAATTAAAGACCCTAGACTTGAATTAGGACAAGATGAAATACAAGAAACTATTACTAAAATAAATAGTTATTTTGAAAATACAGGTGTAAGTACTGAAGATGAGATTGAAGAGGTTGATACTTTTCCAATTAGTTCTGGTGTTAGTATAGAAAAAAAAGAAAACATAACTAATAAATATGAAGAAAAAGGTTTAATAGCTACTCATCCTACTAGAAAAATAACTTATTTAAAAAATTATGAACAAGCAGTTAATAAATTAGATTTATCTAAATTATCAATAAATGATTTAGGATTTTTATATGATATGTCTGAAGATGAATTTTATAATTATTTAGGTTTAGATAGAAATATAAGTTTAATGCCTTTTAGACTTCAAAGAGGAGAAAATATATTAGATAATAAAGCATTTGATGCTATTGAACAAAAATATATAAATCAAGGAAAAAATAGTTTTCAAGCTAATGGATTAACTAAAGGTTTATTTTATGGACAAAATAATTTTAGAGAATTAAAAGACGATGAAACTATTAATAATTTATTTAATGAATTAAGACAAAATATATTACAAAATTAAAAACTATGTCATATAAAAATAGTTTATTTTATAAAGAACCTACATTTAGTACAACAAGTTTTGGTCGTAAAAAAACTTTAGATGAACTAGAAAAAGATGAAAAATTTTTAGAAGTTTCTGAAAGATTTTTAAAATCTATAGGTGAAAAATCTGATGATGTATTTGAATACTTAAGAGATTCAGATTTTAATCTAGCATCTGGTATGAGTCGAGCCATGCAAAGTGGTAAATTTACTCAACAACAAAAACAAGACTATGCTTATTTAAGACGTGAGTTTGATAACGCAGACTTAGGAAGTCTTAAACAATTTGCTGGTTTAGTAAAAGATGCTGGTATTGACATAATTTCAGACCCTACAGTTATAGTAGCTTCTTTTGCTGCTCCTTTTACAGGAGGTACTTCTTTAGCTGTTAGACAAGGGATTGCAAGTACTGGATTAAAAGCTGCTAAAAATTTTATAGGACCACCAGTACCTACAAGTGTAATATCAGGAGCTTTAAAAAAAGAAGGTAAACAAAGTGTCAAAAAAGCTGCTTTGGTTGCTGGAGCAGAAGTTGGAGCTTGGATGGGTTTAGATAATCATTTTAGACAAACTACAGAACTTAATACAGATTTAAGAAAATTATATTCTAAACCAGAATTAGTTGGTTCAGTTGCTCTAGGAACATTAACAGGTGGTTTAGTTGGTGGGGGTATTCAAAAAGCTAATTTATTCTATAGTAAAATGAATAGACTTTATTCTGATGATAGTTATATAAGTACAAAAGAAGGAAGTTTTGCAGATAAAGTTTATAAAGTTTTAGAGTTTGGAGATAAAGTTAAATCAAAAACTATTGGTGCTGCTACTTCTATTTTAGATACAAAAGCAAAGTTTGCCCCTTCTGCTAGAGAATTAGGTAATCTTGTTAGAGAAGATTTTAGTAAAGGATTCGGAACTATATACAGAAAAAAAGCTGAACTAAGTCATGGAGAACAACTTGATAATTTAAGAAGTGAGTATCATGCTTTATTTGATGAAGCTACAGCACCTATTAGAAAAACTGGGACTTTAAATGAAAGTGATGAATTAGCTGTTATTAAAATATTAAGAGGTGATGACCCTAAACAATATAGTGAAGAAATACAGTCTGTTGCTTTAGATTTAAGAGCATTGTATAATAGAGTTTTTGATGATGCTATTGATGCTGGTCTTATTAAAGAAGATAGAAGATTACAAAATTATTTTACTAGAAGTTGGAACAGACAAGCTATTGAAGATAATAGACCTGAATTTGTTCAAAAATTAGTAGACGAAAAAATTGTTAAAAATGATATTGAAGCTGAAACATTAGTTGATAATATGTTAGATAAAAAGAATGAGTTATTTTCATCTCATTCTATTTTGTTAACACAGGCAAGAACATTTAAAGATTTAAATGATAATGCATTTGAAAAGTTTTTAAACAATGATTTAAATTCTATGATAACTTATTATATGAATGCTGCTAATACAATTCAACATAAAAAAAGTTTTTTACTACCGGGATTTTCTAGAAAAACTAATGAACAACAATTTAATGAAAGATGGATAATACCTATAAATGAAGAGTTAAAAAAAGCTAGAGGTAAAAATAGAGGACTTTCTAAAAACGATAGAAAAAATATAAGAAACTTATATAGGTCAGTAACTGGTCAAGTTGATTATTTTGATAGTGGGCTTATGCAAGGTGCTTATGATGCAACTAAATTAGCTAATGCTATGGCATATCTTCCACTTGCTACTGTTTCTTCATTAACAGAAGCTATGATACCTTTAACAAAAACTGGTGGTTCTGTTACAGGTCCAGTTAAAGATGCATTAAAAAGTGTTCGAGAAGGACATAAAATTTTTGTTCAGGATATACCTATATTATTAAAACAAAAATATAAAATGCCGGATTCTGCAATTCAAAAAGAAATGCAACAAGTATTTTTAGCAATGGATGAAGCTTTTGCTGAAACTACTAATAGATTAACTGGTGAAGGATTACAAAACGAATTTCTAAAAAAAGTAGGTAGAGGATTTTTTAGATATAATATGTTAATACCTTGGACTAAATCAGTTCAATTAGCTTCTTTTAACATAGGTAAAGGTTTAATAAAAGAAAACTTAGAAGCTTTAAATAAATTATCAAAGGAAGGTATTGATGTTATAAATGAAGTAGGTACAAGAGAGTTAACTAGAAGTGAAGTTAGAAATATTCAAAAATTAAAAAATGAACTTTTTGGATTAGGAATTGATATTAATGATGGTTTAAGATGGTTAAATGATGGAGCAAAAACATCTTTTAGTCCTGCTAGAAAAGAAGGAGTGTTAACAGGTGAAATAGAATATACTGATAAATTTTATAAATCTGTTATTCAGGGTGCTGGTAGATTTGTAAATGAAGTAATAATGCCAGTAGGTAGAGATAGAGCTAGAATACCTACTTTTATGACTAATCCTAAATTAGATATTTTAACACAGTTTTTAAGATACCCTACAGTTTTTAGTAATACAGTATTAAAAAATTATATAAATTCTGTAATAGTTAATCCTAAAGTTAATGCTCCAAAACTAGGTGCTTTTGCTTTTATGGCTACTAATTTAGCACTTGCTACAAATTATTGGAGGTCTAACGAAGAAAATAGAGATAGGATAGTGGAACAAGGATTTGAAAGAGAGGATGTTGTTAGAGCTTTTCAAAGAGTAGGATTATTAGGTCCATTAGAATATGGATTAAGATATGGAGATTCTATAGAATATACTAAAAATCCTTACATATCTGCAGCAGGATTAGGTGGTCCAGTTATGTCAGATATAATGCAATTAATTTTAGGAAGATATGGATTAACAGAAACACTAGCTAGAAAAACTCCTTTGATAGGTACTAAATCAATAATGAATAAATATTTTGGTGCTAATATATATGACCCTATAACACAAACTGCTAGAGAAATAGACAAAGAGGCATCATATTTACTTAGAATAAAAGATAGACCAAAGGATAGAAGATATAATAGAACATATAATGAAACTTATAGAAGAGAATATTCAACCGGTGGTTTTATAACAGGACCAGAAGTGCCAGACACTAAAGAAAACCCAGCAGATAGAGTAGACCCTTTTACAGGAGCACCATATTCTGACCAGATGGCTAGACTTGGGTTAGTTAAGGGTGGTAGAGCTAATAAAGACTTAAATGATGTTGTATTACAAATAGAGTATGCTCGTTTAATTAAAGATAATCCACAATATAAAGATGTTTCTTATGATACATTTAAACGTAATGCACAAGTATTAATAGATAATACTAAGTTTGCTGAAAGTAAAAATAAAAATTTAGCTAGAGGAAAAAATAAATTAAGAAGTTCTGCTTCAGGTTATTATCAATTTTTAGAAGGAAGTGTACCAACAGCTTATAATAGAGCAACTAATAGATTTTTTACAGGTGAACAATCAAAAATATTTCAACCTATTTTAGATAACAATGATTCTTCTGCTGTATCAGAAAATATTCAAGATGCATTATTTCTTTCTAATATGTTTGAATCAAAAGGTAGTGATAAATATTTAACACCGGCTTTATTTGAAGGTAATAAAGAGGCTTCTATGAATGCTTATTTATATAATCATCATACATTATCATCTAAAGAAAAAGCATATAATGATGCTACAATAAAACAAGCTAAAAAAATATGGGGAGTAAATTAATTATGAACATAGAAAAATGTAAAGCTGAAATAAAAAGACACGAAGGTGAAGTGTTAGAAATATACATGGATAGTTTAGGCTATAAAACTCTTGGTGT